CTTGGTATGGGACGTTTTGCTCGTATCGAATACATTGACAAAACTACTGACAAGTTTCATCCTGCAGAATTTTGGTGCGAAATCTTTAAGGGAGATCACATCAGTGTTGATTTTTGTAACAAAGAAATAAAATTATCGGTATTAGGAATTCGTGATGAACATAGTCCATTATATAAATGGAAAAAATGGAAAAAAATTGATTACAAGGTTAATTTTCCTTTAATTTTAAATGATTTAAAGGGGAATTATGACTGGATTAACTGTGAATTTATAGGAAATAAACTAATCGAAGTACATTTTCGACAAAATCCTGATTTTAGATACAATAATACGGAAGCAATACCTATATGGGATAATTTCAATCACAAATTAGATGATGATTATCATTATGTGAAAGATTCTGACTATTTGCGTAAAGGTTTTTGGATAAAATAAATATAAAGCAGGGATAGAAACCCCTCAAAAAGTTCTGTTTTTAATAAACAGAGGCAAAAATGGCAAATTCACCCGTCGATAGGAGTAAAAACATTATGAGAGAAGTATGGGGAACGACAAGTTTAACAACAGACTACTGGTCATTGCCACATAAAACCAATGATGACCCAGAAGAAAGAGTTCTTCAGGAAATTATGCATGATGATATCAAAAAAGGGCAAAAAAATCTTAAAGAATGAGTTATAAATAAATTGAGAAAGCTCTTTACCAATGGCGATTCAAAAGATATCAAGATCTTTTAAAGATATTAGTTTATCTTTTGAACCACACCCTGTAACAAAAGATCTGCAAGTTTTAAAAAATGAATCAGCAATTCGCAGATCAGTAAAAAATATTATTCAAACAATTCCAGGTGAAAAATTTTTTAATTCTTTATTTGGAAGTGATGTTAGATCGAGTCTATTTGATTTTGTAGATTTTGGTACTGCTTCTGTAATTGCTGATCAAATTCAAGTGTCATTAGAAAATTTTGAAGATAGAATTGAAAACACTCAAATTGATGTAACACCATTACCAGACCAAAATGCTTTTAATGTTGAAATAATATTTGATATAATAGGGCAAGAGTTTCCAACACAAGAATATTCATTTTTACTAGAGGCAACAAGATAATAAAATGCCTTTTACAAAGTTTACAAATCTAGATTTCGATCAAATTAAAGATTCCATCAAAGATTATCTTCGTGCAAATTCAGATTTTACTGGATTTGACTTTGATGGTTCTAATTTTTCGGTTTTAATAGATACTCTTGCTTATAATACATATATAACAGCATTTAACTCTAATATGATTGTTAATGAGTCTTTTCTAGACTCTGCAACAGTAAGAGAAAATGTCGTTTCATTAGCAAGGAATATCGGATACGTACCAAAATCCAGAAATTCTGCAAAGGCAACTGTAACATTTACAGTTGATGTTCAGGATACAGAAACTCCAACACTGACCTTAAAGAAAGGTTTAGTTTGTATTGGACAAACTAATGATAGTTCATATTTATTTTCAATTGTAGATGATATTCAATCCCCAACAGAAAATGTAAATGGAGTAAGAAGAGCAATTTTTGAAAACATTGAAATATCTCAAGGCACTTTTCTAACAAAAACATTTAGATATGATGGTTCTACTTCAGATCAAAGATTTATATTAAATAACCCCTTTATAGACACTAATAAGTTAAAAATATATGTAAAAGACTCAATTTTAGAGCAAGGTCTTGGAACTGAATACAAAATTGCAAAAGATATCTTAAACCTGGATAAAAGTACAAAGATTTGCTTTATTCAAGAAGTACAAGATGAAAAGTATGAACTATTTTTTGGTGATGGTATATTTGGAAAAAAATTAGAACATGATAGTATTATTACAGCAGAATATATAATTACAGATGGAAAAGATGGTAATGGTCCAAGAGTATTTTCCTTTTCAGGAACACTCGTGGACAGTAATGATAATGTAGTTTCACCAAATCCCATTTCTATTACTACAATTTCACCAGCACAAAATGGTGCTGATATTGAATCAGTCGATTCAATTAAATATTATGCTCCAAGAATTTATTCAACACAAAATAGAGCAGTAACTGCGGAAGATTATTCTTCAATTATTAAAAAAATATATCCAGATGCAGATTCAGTTTCAGTTGTTGGGGGTGAAGAATTAGACCCTCCACAATATGGAAATGTACAAATTGCAATAAAACCAAAAAACGGTTTATTTGTTTCTGAATTCAATAAAAATAAAATACTATCAGAAATAAAAAAATATTCTATTTCTGGAATTAATCAAAAAATAGTTGATATTAAATATTTGTATGTGGAATTAGATTCTTATGTATATTATGATGATAATAAAATTTCATCTGCAGAAACATTAAAAACAAGAATTTTAAACTCTTTAAATAAGTATTCAGAATCAGTAGAAATTAATAAGTTTGGTGGTAGATTTAAATATAGTAAATTGATGCAAGTGATCGATAAAACAGATAACTCTATCACTTCAAATATTACTAAAATTAAAATACGAAGAAATTTAAATGTTCTTCTTAATCAATATACTCAATATGAGTTATGTTTTGGAAATAGATTTCATGTAAAACAATCTGGTTTTAACATTAAATCAACAGGATTTACTGTTCCCAATCAATCAAGCACAGTATACTTTACAGACACTCCAAATAAAGATTTGGAAACTGGAATTATTTCAATCGTAAAGAAATCGGGTGAGGATATTGTAATTGTTGTAAAAGATGTTGGTACAGTTGATTATGTTAAAGGAGAAATAAATATTGGAACATTGGTTATAAATTCTACAGTATTGCCAGATAATATTATAGAAATCCAAGCATTTCCAGAATCTAATGATGTAGTTGCTCTTAGAGATCTTTATTTGCAATTGGATATTTCTAAAAGTAAAATAAATATGATAAGAGATGTTATTTCTTCGGGAGAAGAAATTTCTGGAACTGTTTTTAGTAGAGATTATTTTACATCAAGTTATTCCAACGGAAATCTAACAAGAGACTAATAAATGATACAAACTGGATTTAATACAAGAATAAAAGTTCAGGATATTATAGATAATCAACTTCCTGAATTTATTTTGGATGAAAATCCAAAACTTGTAGATTTTTTAAAACAATATTACATATCTCAAGAATATCAAGGTGGTCCTACTGATATATCAGAGAATATAGATCAATATTTAAAATTAGATAATTTAACATCAGAAGTTATTTCAAATTCTATTGAATTGACATCAAGTATTGGAATTGATGACACTGTTATCAATGTTTCTAATACGAAAGGATTTCCAAAAGAATATGGACTTCTGAAAATAAATGATGAAATTATTACATATACTGATTTAACATCAACTAGTTTTATTGGTTGTGTCCGTGGATTTAGTGCAATTACAAATTATCATGATGATGAGAATGAAGGTGAATTAATTTTTACTAAAACAAGTAGTTCTTCACATCCCGAAAACTCACAAATTGAAAATCTAAGTAACTTATTTTTAAAAGAGCTTTATAGCAAAATAAAATATACTTTTTCTCCCGGATTCGAAAATAAAGAATTTGTTTCTGATCTAAATGTAGGAAATTTCTTAAAAGGAATTAATTCTTTTTATGGTGCAAAAGGCACTAATGAATCTTTTAAAATTTTATTGAGAGTTCTTTTTGGCGTTGATTCTAAAATAATTAATTTAGAAAATTATTTAATTAAACCATCATCTGCAGATTACATAAGAAAAGAAGTTTTAATAGTTGATAAAATATCAGGAAATCCAGAAAATTTAATAGGTAATCAGATATATAGCAATATTAATCCAGAAACAAATGCATCGGTATCTTCTGTTGAGGTTTTAAATACTGGATTAGGAGAGGAATATTTTAAATTAAATCTTTTTGTTGGATTTGACGATTCAAATTCAATTAATGGTAAATTCGAACTAACTCCAAATACAAAATGTATTGATAAAACTGAAATTGGGTCATCTATACTCACAGTAGATTCTACAATTGGATTTGAAGAATCAGGAACAATATTTTCTTTAAATAATACCATTACATATAAAGAAAAAAGTCTCAATCAATTTTTAGGATGTTCTGGTATAGATAATCCTATTTTAGAAAATGAGTCCATATATTCTGAAGGTTATTATTATGGATATGACGATAATGGTGAAAAAATAACTATAAAAATTAATGGTGTTTTAAATAAGTTAGATTTAAATTCTTACAATGGATTTTCACTTATTGAGAATGATATTGTAAGTGTCGATAATATTGGGGATAGTGTTGAAGAGACTGAGTTTGGTGTGTCCAAAACCAATAAGCAAATATTTGCAAATTCTTGGATATACAATGTTAGACCTTCATTTAATATATTTGAAATTAATTCTTCTACTATTAAAATAAAAACTGATGTATATCGTTCTCAATTAAAAATAGGCGATCAAGTAGAAATTTTAGACGCAGCAAGTAAAGAAGTCATATATCCAACAAATCAAAAT